ATATAGAACATAAGGTGCGATTTGCTAAATGGACAAAACGACAGATTCCTTTATGGTTTACTGCAGGGTGTCTTCAGCGAATGGTTGAGATCAATGAATCATTAGGGCTATATGAGAATGCCAACATACAACTTACGGAACAAAACGACAGGAGAAGTCATAGAGAAAATGATGAAAATCTCCGAACAGAAGGAATGGCTTGACGCTAATCCTGATTATGAAATCACACACTTGGGTATGACTCTAGGCGATCCAATTCGCCTAGGGTTGAGAAAGCCAGACGCAGGCTTTCGTGAAGTCTTACAGAAAGCAAAGGCTGCACATCCAAGAGGTAATATCAACACCTTCTAATGAGACAAGTTATCTTTAATCATGTAGGGGTTGATATTGATTACGATCTACAAACGAAAACAATCAATGGTAAACGATTCTATCTAACACCAGACGGAGAAGCCTATCCGTCGGTTACAACAATTACAGGAATGCATGGTAAAGAAGGCATTCTTGAATGGCGTAGGCGTGTTGGTGAAGAAGAAGCAAACCGCATTTCAACGAAAGCAGCAAGGCGTGGTACGAGAATCCATACGCTTTGTGAGAACTACCTAAACAACCAAGTGGATTGGGCTGAAGGACATATGCCAACTTCGGTCGCAATGTTCAAGACTGTCCAACCAATCCTTGATGAACGCATTAATAACATCCATGCAATTGAAATACCACTCTACTCACACCATCTCCGAGTTGCAGGGCGTGTAGACTGCATTGGAGAATTTGACGGTAAGTTATCAATTATAGATTTTAAAACATCAAGTAAACCAAAGCAAGAAGAATGGATTACCAATTACTTTATGCAATGTGCTGCATACGCTGTAATGTATGAAGAACGCACAAGAATACCAGTTTCAAGACTTGCGATTGTCATTGCAGTAGAGAATGACATGCCACAAGTCTTTATTAAGAAGCGGAACGATTACATAGAATTATTCCGTGAGTACCGTAGGCAATTCGATAAGGAGAATGCATGAGTAAAATGGTGCACGATGTGGTTAGGTTTATTCAAGCGTGTGAGCAGTTACGCACACCATCAAATATAGAACTGTATGATAAATTAATTCATGAAGAATTCGGCGAGTACATAGATTCAAAAAATGATGCTGAGAAGTTGGACGCTTGCATGGATATGATTTGGGTAATTATTGGTTATTGTCATATGAAAGGTTGGAATGTAGAACGGGCATGGGAAGAAGTTGCAAGAAGCAACTTGGATAAGATTGATCCTGACACAGGATACGTTCTAAAAAATTCAGATGGCAAAGTGATGAAACCTAAGAATTGGAAAGCACCAGCACTTGAACAATTTGTGGAAGTGTGATACTATATAATTATATGATTGTATGATTGTATGATTGTATGATTGTATGAAGCGAACAGAAACATGTTTCGGACGGCGGTTCGATTCCGCCCATCTCCACCAAAAGCAGTTCGGTCAGCACTGTGGGAAGCGCAGATCGACAAGACTAGAACAAGGTTCGAATCCAAACTGAGCTGCTTCTGATGGGGATGAACAGGTTTCGACGGGGCAAAGAGTATGAGAGTGGACAATTCGGTAGGCGATGACCGTAAATCAAGCACCAAAATAAACGCAGCAAACGATGAGCGTTTTGCACTAGCAGCTTAAACTCTAGTGCGGAGTTTTGTCGGTTGAACTTATCAACAGAATCAACCGACTTTGTTTAATAACACAGGAGATTGTATGAAAAAAACTTTCATTGCATTATGTTTAACATTAGCTTTTGGCTCTGCAAATGCTGCAAACTATGTCAGCTTTGATGTTGACCAAGTAAAAGATACAACAAATAGAGCAAATAGCACTGCACAGTATTTCCGTGCAGGTAAAGATATGGCTGGTATGAACTTAGGTGTACAGGTTCGCACTGCTGTATTTGATAAAGGTGGTATGCTGAACAGTGTAGAAGTCACTGCCGGCAAAGACTTGATTAAAGGTGTGAATACATATCTTGGTGTTGGTTACGACAACGGATTCAATGGTAAAGTAAACGGAGACTTTACTTATGGGCTTGTTGGCGCATCAACTGGTATGCCTTTAGGACCAGCTTGGGGTTTTGCTGGCGCTAAAACACGAGTTAATTGGGATAAAGATAATCCTAAACAAACTGTAGCATTTCTTGGCGTGAGTATGCCAGTGACAAAGGCTGCAAGTGTGAGTGTATCTGCAAGTCGGTCTTACCAAGACATTACAGAAAAGGCAGTTGGTGTAGGTCTACGTTTAGCCTATTGATGCTATATAGTTTTGCCAGTTGAACTTTATCAACTGGCATTTCAGAGGATGAATTGATGAAAGCATTTATTACTGGTATTACAGGTCAAGACGGTTCATATCTTGCTGAACTTCTTTTAGAAAAAGGTTATGAAGTACACGGGCTCATACGCCGTACTAGCACTTATAACTTTCAAAATATAGAACACATCAAACATCGGTTGAATCTACACTACGGTGATTTGGCTGATGCATCTAACGTCCATAATATCATCATGGACATTAAACCAAACGAAGTCTACAATCTAGGCGCACAATCACACGTTTCGGTCAGTTTTGTTTCACCTGCATATACTGCTGACGCCAACGCAGTTGGTGTATTACATATGCTTGAAGCAGTGAGAAAACTTGCTAAAGAGCAATCATGTAAATTCTATCAAGCATCAACAAGCGAACTCTTTGGTAAAGTCCAACAAATTCCACAAACAGAATTGACACCATTTTATCCACGCAGCCCGTATGCAGTAGCAAAACTCTATGGTTATTGGATCACAGTCAACTATCGTGAAAGTTATAATCTTTTCGCATGTAATGGTATTTTATTCAATCATGAAAGCCCACGAAGAGGTGAAGAATTTGTTACAAGAAAGATTACAAAAGGTTTAGTTAAAGCAATTAATGGCGCAGGTCCTGTGCAACTAGGAAATCTAGATGCACGTAGAGATTGGGGTCATGCAAAAGATTTTGTCTATGCTATGTGGCTCATGCTTCAGCAAAACAAAGCAGACGATTATGTTATAGCAACTGGTGAACAACATAGCGTGAGAGACTTTTGTAATGCTGCAACTAGGGCGTTAGGTAGAACACTTGAATGGTCAGGTGTTGGTACATCAGAAAAGGCTATTGATCCGATTACAGGTAATGTTATCTTTGAAGTGTCCGAGAAATTCTACAGACCCGCTGAAGTTAATACGTTACTCGGCAATTCGTTGAAAGCAAGATCAGTTCTAAATTGGAAACCAGAATATTCGTTTGATGCTTTAGTTAAAGAAATGGTAATGGAGCAATTAAAAAATGGTTAACGTTCCTATCAGCATAGGAGAATTGATTGACAAACTCACTATTCTTCAGATAAAATTACAAGAGATAGAAGATCCAGAAAAATGGGGAAATGTAAAGCGAGAATGGGACTTGTTATCAAATCTACCAGAATATAGAGACATTGCATATTCAGTTGCACCATATTTCACAAATCTTTATATCGTAAATATGCAACTATGGATTATTGAGAATGATATTCGTGAATGTGAGCGTACCGAAAAGTTTGATTTACATTTTATAAGACTTGCACGAAATGTTTATAAAACTAACGACAAACGAGCAGCAATCAAAAAAGAAATCAATCTTAAGTATGGATCAAAAATTATAGAAGAAAAATCTTATAAGGAATACTGATATGAAACTTGTGAGTTTAGGTGACCATTATGTAAGTGACTTTGTAAAGGGTGAAGAGGATACAGCAAAGCGTAATAAGTACAGTTTAGATGTATGGTCGGATGATGAATTGGGTGCTGCAAGACTGCATGGCTTAGCACCTGCTGATTCTATGTGGGGTCAGTATTGGTATAGAAGTGGCATCAATGCAAGTATGAAAGCAGAGTTAAACAGAATCGTAGGCGAAATTTTGCCGAGAATTCAACCAGAGAAAGATGACATCTGGTTAGACATTGCATGTAATGATGGTACACTTTTGAGTTATGTGCCACCGTATGTAAAGCGTGTTGGTATTGATCCTTGCGATAACACTTACTTAGCGGAATCTTCTAAACATGGTGAAATCATTCAAGACTATTTCTCTAAAGATGCATGGAACAAAACAACTGTAGCGCATAGAAAAGCAAAAGTCATTACATGCATTGCAATGTTCTATGATTTAGATGATCCAAGACCATTTGTTCAAAGCATGTATGATATTTTGGATGATGATGGTGTCGTTGTTCTTCAGATGAGTTATACACCGCTTATGATTAAGCAAATGGCATTTGATAACATTTGCCATGAGCATGTATACTATTATGATTTAACATCACTCATAGGATTGTTTTCTCGCATTGGATTCAATTGCGTTGATTGTTCTTTGAATGATACCAATGGTGGTAGTTTTAGAATCTATTTCAGAAAACGTGATGCAAATCCTGCAAAGTTTGGATCAGCACCTCTTCGTGATGTATGTGAAACTAGAGTTGCAAGCATTCTTGCATACGAACAGAATGTGGTTAACATTCGAAAGTTTAGTGTATGGGATAATTTTGAAAGACGCTTGAAACAAATGAAAAAGGAATTAACTGAACTCATTCATAATATCAAAGCGGAAGGTAAAACAATTTATGGTTACGGTGCAAGCACAAAGGGTAATACACTGTTACAATTCTTTGATTTGAATGCGAATCACATTACCGCAATCGCTGAACGTAGTCCGTATAAATTCGGTTTGAAAACAATCGGCACTCATATTCCTATCGTGAGTGAAGAAGAAATGCGAGCAGCAAAGCCTGATTATCTTCTTGTTCTACCTTGGCACTTCATTGATGAGTTTCTTATGCGTGAGCAAGACTATCTCAAAGCTGGTGGTAAAATGATTGTGCCTTGTCCCAATGTGAAAGTTTACTCAGCATGAAACGAAAACTAGTATTCTTCAATCACTGGAGAAACGGTGATACTTTTTTGAATAGAACTTATGTTCGTGATATCTGTAGTAAATTATATAAAGAACGTGATTTCTATTACGCACATAATAATCATGAAAGTATTACTCAAGATTTACCATGCAAAAAACTAACCATCGCAGATGTGCCTGCAGGTTTAACATTCTGGCACAAATTTGCTAATCCTAATGATACACTTTATGTAAATACATGGATTGGTTGTTGGATTGGTATCCATATGGGCGAAAAAGATCACGCCAACTTTATAACAGTTTATAAAGCATGGTGTGATATCTATAGAATGTTGAATCTTGAACCACCAATAGATTACTATGAGTTTCTACCACAATTGGATTTGGATCACTTCAATCTAAAGCCTGCTACAAAATGGTTAGATGAGCATGAGGACAAACCATTCGTTCTAATATGTAACGGCAAACAACAGAGTGAACAGAGTGATATGGGCAACATGCGCCGAATCATTGATTTGGTATCAAATGATTATCCAGATTATAACTTTCTTGTATGCGATAAGTTGAATTTAGAAAAGAAAAACGTATTCTATACGGATGATTTGTTCGGTGGACCTACAGGCAATTTACCGCACATATCATATATGAGCAACTTTTCAAAACTTATTATCGGTAAGAACAGTGGGCCGTTTACATTCGCACACAATTTCTTGAACAATTCAAATCCTGACCAAACATTTCTATGCTTCAGTAAAAACATGAAACATTGTTTAGCTGGCGAAGGTGAATATCATGCAACACATCTATTCAGCGATACGACAGATGACGACGAAGCTATACAAATTATAATCAACACTATTGAAACACTTGATAGTCCACGAGAGAATGTAAGGAAGAAAATTATGCAGGTATATCCATGAAGAAAGTTTTAGTGTTTACTGGTCCAGAGCAAAACTGCGGCATCTATCAGTATGGAGCATCATTAGTTGATGCATTCAATGAAGCAAGTTCAGAGTATGTATTTGAATTGGTACCGACCGATGATAGAATGTTTGCGAGAGATAGAATCGCAAATGAAATGCCGGCAGCAATCATTTATAATCATCATCCTTGGACTTTGGGTTGGTTAGATTCAGGCTTCACTAGACCAGTTAGAAATGAATTGGGCATTAAACAAATTATGATTACTGGTCATGAACATATCAACCAATATGTTGGTGTTGATGCATATGTTCATACTGATCCAAGATTTATACCACACGGAACAAGTTATGCTGCAATACCACCAGTCATCTACTATGATGACGTTACATACTCACCGCCGAGTGATGTTGTAAAAATTGGCACTAGTGGTCTTGCAAATAGAACAAAGAATATTGATCGTATCATTGAAATCATCAATGAACAATTTACTAACGATGTAATTTTTAATTTGCATATCATTGATGGTCAATATATTGATCCATCTGGCGCATTGACAAACAATTTAATCGCATCATGTAGATCGATTGCAAAGAGTAATGTTGATGTTCGTGTATGCAGAGATTTTTTCAATAGAAAAGATTTAGTTAAATGGTTGAATGGTAATGACATCAATCTTTATGTTTACAATAGCGCATCACAAGTTCCTGGTGTCAGTGCGTCTATAGACAAAGCGTTAGCATCTAAGAAACCATTTGGTGTGAACAGTGATATTCTTCTTTCACATGTACGTAAACCATATAACAATTTGGATAGAGTGTCAATACAATCTATCATTGATGCCGGTATAGAACCACTTCAAGAATTTTACGATGAATGGAATCCAAAGACATTAGTAGAGCGATATGAAAATATCATTAATGCTGCAAGGTGAGTGTAATCCATTCACGTTAGCAATTATAGAACAGTATGCAACATTAAGTTTCGTTGACAAGATTATTTTATCCACATATCATAATGATATTAAACATCCATCTAATGTTCATGTAGTGTTTAATGATGTAGTGCATCCTCGTGGCACAGGTAATCGCAATCTTCAAATCAACACAAGCAGAAATGGCTTGAATGTTATAGATTCAGAATTCTGTGCTAAAATGCGTACAGACCAATTCATACGTCTTCATAGCATGGAAATGATGCACAAGTTTGCTGCTGAAAGAATGCAGGATGGTAGAATTTTTGTAATGGGTATGTATAGAGCATTTCCATATCATCCAAGGGATCATGTGTTTTGGGGTAGAACTGAAGATGTGAAGAAAGTTTTTGATATACCTTTTGATATGAATCCTAATTTTGAACAAAACTATACATACAAGACAAGGGCTGAAACTTACATAGGTCAATTTTATTATGCAAGATTTGATCCATCAATTAAAGTGCATATAGATAATCCGTTGACGTATACAGTTGATGCTGCACCTAAATTAAATGAAGCATTGTCTAAAGACTTTGCAATTCGTGATAAAGTTTTTGTACCATTTCCTAAAGTGAGCATGTCTTGGCCAAAACACGGTCTACAAGAATACCACTATCATATCGGTGAGTCTTATACTGAATATTGGAGTTAGCATGATTAAATTAATTGTACTTGATGTTGATGGTGTTATGACTGATGGTCGTAAATATTATGACAAAGAAGGTAGAGTGCGATATAAAAAGTTTTGTGATAAAGATTGGACAGCAATCAAGCGATTCAAAGCATTAGGTTTACCTGTAGTGTTTCTCACTGGTGATGCATTTAATGTTGATGTTGCAATGAGAAGAAACATAGATGTTTATGTGAATCGTTCAGACACACACCACACAGATAAAATCCATATGCTACCAAATTTGTGTGATGAATATTCGGTAGAGCCTATCAATATTGTATATGTTGGTGATGATATCTTTGATGTAAGACTTCTTGCTGCTGTAGGTTATGCATTCTGTCCAAGTGATTCTCCAAGTTGTGTAAAAGCGATATCACAGCATCTAAGTGGTAAGGGTGGTGAAAATCTAATCATGGAATTATTTGAACGGTTAGACTTAGCAGGCAAACTGCCTGAATACTCTTTTCATGACCATCTAGAAAAAGTTTATGAAATTGATGTAAAGGAAAAATTTTGAGAGACTTTGGTCTTTATGGACATTTAGTATTTGATACTGTACTAGATGTTAACACGTACTATAACACAGGTGGTATTGCAAATGTATGGAGAGCATTGAAGCATTTAAATTCTAAAGCAGACATTCATGTTTCACCAACTGCTATTGGTTATTCTACTATCACAATTGATAGAGAAAAATCTGAACGATATAGTGATTCTGATTTAAACGCATCTACCATATTACCAACAATCATTCAAGCAAGAGTCAATCATATCGCATACATAAACGAGTTAGAAGAAACATTCTTTATTCGGCATTTAGAAGGCATCGTTTGTGCTGACATATGCACAGGTGAACCATTAGACGATGAATTATTGGACATGATTGATTATCTTTTTGTTTCTGAAGAAGACTTGAGATTGATCAAAACTCCTGATAGAATTAGAGGTATCATTGTTGTTCATTCGCCTAGAAGAAGTTATTTTTATCATACCAAATATGAGTGTACTAGCGATTATATTGAAGGATTAAATGTGTTAGGTGCTGGTGATTATTTTGCTGCACGTTTTATGTTAGGTCTACATAAGAATCATTTACCTGAAAAGTGTTTGCGAGATGCACATAGAGAAACTACAAAATTTTTGAAAGATAGTTATGGGAAAACCTAATATACTTGTGCCGATGGCTGGTTTGGGCAGTCGCTTTCAAAAAGAAGGCTTTACTGTACCAAAACAGCTTATCAATATTCATGACAAACATTTAATTGACATTTCGTTATCATGTTTGAAGACTGATGATTGTAATCTAATCTTTATCATTCGTGATGAGCATGTCTACAACTTCCGCATGGATGAAATTCTAAAGAAGAAGTTTGGTGAGGATTGTCAAGTCATTGTTTTGGATCATCTAACAAGAGGTTCAGTTGAGAGTTGCTTGTATGCTGAGAAATTCATTGACAATCCTGATCCACTTATCATTCATACACTTGATATAGAATTTGCACCACAATATGATCCCTACGATATGTTAAAGTGGGATGCAGATGGTATGATTCTGACATTCAAATCAAATAGTGCAAACTACAGCTATGCTAAAGATATCGGTGGTCGTGTGATTGAGACTGCTGAAAAGAAAGCAATTAGTGGCGATGCATGTGTAGGCATTTATGGATTTAGAAATGGTGCAACGTTCGTTAAGTATGCTAAAGAGATGATAGAAAAAGACATTCGGACAAACAACGAATTCTATATTGCACCACTGTACAATCTTCTTATTCAGAACGGTTTAAAGATTGTATCTTATCCAGTTCAAAAGATGCATGTATTTGGTACACCTGAAGAGTATAGGTTTTACAAAAACAATGCAATCAAGAACTTGGGCAATACAACAAAGCCAATAGCACTGTGTTCGGATCATTCTGGATTTGCTGAAAAAGAAATGTTTAAGTTTGTACTAACTGAATACTTTCATATGAAGTGGATTGACTTTGGCACCTTTGTGAATCGTGATTGCAATTATAAAGATTATATTGGTCAAGCAGCAAAAGCAATTCAAGATGGTGACTGTGAATTTGCTTTTGGTTTCTGTAGAACTGGTCAAGGCGTCAACATGTGTGCTAATAAATTTAAAGGTATTCGGTCTGCACTTATCTATGATGAGAACGCAATGGAAATGGCCATTCGCCATAACTGTGCTAACTTCTTTGCGATACCTGCTAAGTTAGCAACATCTAAAGACTGGCTTGCTGATTTGATGTATCTTGCAATCAAGCATACGTTTGATGGTGGTAGACATCAGACTCGCATACAGGAATTAGAATGATTGTTTCAAACATTGAAAAGTATTTCAAAGGATGGTTTGTTGGTGACTTTGAAAACTCAATTTATAGAACAAATCTTTTTGAGATTGCACACCATAAACATCCTAAGAATGATCCTACATTCTCACACTATCATAAACTTACAACGGAGTTAAATTATATCGTTCGTGGTGAACTCAATGTATCTGGTTTACATCTAAAAACTGGTGACATGTGGATCTACGAAGCAAATGAAATTTCAAATGTAACCTTCTTGGAAGACACCGAACTCATTGTGGTGCGGTGGCCAAGCATACCAACGGACAAATACGATGCTACTAATCGCACATAGAGGTCTAGTAAATGGACCAAATTCAACATTAGAAAACTTTCCTGACCAAATACGGTATGCAATGAAATCTGGTTATCAATGTGAGATTGATTTATGGCGTGTCTATGATCAATTCTACTTAGGGCATGATGAACCACAACACAAGATTGACGAAGAATTCTTATATGATAATGCTACATTGTTATGGATTCATGTGAAGAATATAGAAGCATTGGAGTGGTTAACCAAAACTAATCTTCATTATTTTTGGCATGAAAAAGATGCATACACACTGACAAGTCATGGTTTCATATGGGCTTATCCTAAGAGCAAGTTAACCAAAACCTCCGTATGCGTCATGCCAGAGCAATTTATGGTATTAGAAAAGTGTTCCAAATTAGAATGCTATGCAATCTGTTCGGATTATGTTGACAAACTATCTGAAATCGTGTAGAATACTAAATATATAGGGAATTGTTCCCGTTCTATAAGGAGCAGATATGAAAACCTTCTCAAAGGTTGTAGTGTTACTCTTTTCTTTGCTTTTTGCATCTGTAGCATACGCATTAGATCCACAATCATTACTGAAAAGCAAAGATACAAGCAAAATTGACTTGTACTGGATGGCACTCAATATCTACCATGAAGCAGGCAATCAGCCTTCAATTGGTAAGATAGCAGTTGGTATGGTCGTACTCAATCGCTTAGCCGACAAGCAAAATAGATTTCCAAAGAACATTAAAGATATTGTGACACAAGATTGTCAGTTCTCTTGGTATTGTATCGTAAAGGATCACAAACCTAAGAACATGGACATGTGGAAACAATCTTACAAGGTTGCAGAATTTCTCTTGACAGGATACAAAAAAGGCATTATGATAGACGTTGTAGAAGGTGCTACGCACTTTCATGCAACTTACGTGAAACCACCTTGGGCTAAGACCGCAACAAAAGTCGTGCAAATCGGCGACCACATTTTCTATCGTTGGGGAAAGGATGTCCAAAAAACAAAAATGCGAATCTAATATGAATTTGAATATATTAACGAGTAAAGAATTTGAACGTCACATTACTGGTATCATGCGAGAAAAACATCCTATCACTATGATAGATGCAATCGTTCTATATTGTGAAGAAAAGAATATAGAAATTGAAACTGCTGCTGCATTAGTTTCGCCACGAATGAAAAGTCGGATTGAAACTGAAGCAATGGACTCAAACATGATTACCAGAAAAGCGAGATTACCACTAGAGGATGATGAAATATGACTACATGGAAAATTACAACTGAACATAAAAAGTCAATTGTACAGACTGAGTATTGGAAAAACTTAGAGACTGGTCAAAAAATAACTTATAATTTAGGTTGGCGATGGGGTGAATACTATGTTGTCGCACCTGAAAATACAACCATTGAAGAATGGTTAGAATCTTATGATGAGGATGAAGGTGTCAGTGTCTTTGATGAATTTGAAGTTGAAGATTCATCCGAAGATGATGGTTGGTGGGTTGACTATGAATTTGAAGGTATGACTGAAGAAGAAATTGAAGCAATGGAAGAATTTCTTGAAGGTGGTAGTTTGTTAGATTTGGAAAGTGATAATTGGGTATGTACTGACTCCGAAACCATATTAACTGGTCCACTTAATATAGAAGAAGTCTCCGATGAGAATGGAAGCAATTGACGCATATCGAACATACTTAGCAATTAAAAATCATTTTACACTTGATACTTATGATTATTTTAAGTACAATAAGAAGAGTAAGGTATCATTAGATACATTTCTAAAACGTAAAGACAAAATCTTTTTTGCCAAATTAGGCAATAGAAAAGATACATACCTTGAAAGTTTTCTTGTAGCAAACTTTCTATATCAGACAAACATGTGGGTTGGTGAACTATTGTCTGATGAATGTGAAGACCGCTACAAGAATTGGAAACGAAGACAAGAATCATTGAGTTACCATTTTAAAAATGAAATGGAATTCGTAAGTGACTTGTCTTCGAAAGAATTTAATGCGTTATTTACTCCAGTGGATGGCAATCATCCTGAAATCATTCAAAAGTACATGCGAAAAGAAATTAGTTTGGAGACATTATGCATACTTGACAACATACTAAATTTTATACACAAATCAGACAAAATTATATCAGATCCTATCTATATTGATATCAGCAAGTTATGCAAAAAATACCAGCCCTTCTTAAAAGTAGACATACCAAAACTGAAGTCAGTTCTAAGGCAATTGGTACAGAAATAAAAAAGATTGTAAAAAGGCAAATTTGTGCTTTACTTATGCCAAAAAACAATGTAGAATTACTATATACTCATGTAGGTGATAATGATACATGTGGACAAGAGTAATACATTTTAATACATTTTTAATACGAGGTAATACATATGGCAAATTCATTCGCTGATCTTAAAAAATCACGCTCACAAGCCCTAGAGAAACTTACGGGCGAACTCTCAAAACTCAGCAACAAAGAAGAAGGCAAAAAGTCATACGAAGATGACCGCTTCTGGAAGCCTACCGTTGACAAAGCAGGCAACGGAATGGCAACAATTCGCTTTCTACCTTCACCCGAAGGTGAAGACATGCCCTGGATTCAAATGTTTTCTCATTCAATCCAAGGTCCTACTGGTCAGTGGTTGATTGATAACTGCTTGACAACCATCAATCAAAAGTGCCCAGTGTGTGAACATAACACCATTCTATGGAACTCTGGCATTGAAGCAAATAAAGAAGTAGTACGTAAACAAAAGCGTAAACTTCAGTACATTGCAAACATTTATATCGTTAAAGATCCTGCTAATCCTGAGAATGATGGTACAGTCCGTCTGTTCAAGTTTGGTAAGAAAATCTTTGATAAACTAAATGATTTGATGAATCCTGAATTTGAAGATGAGTCACCCATCAATCCATTTGATTTGTGGGAAGGTGCTAACTTTAAACTGAAAATTCGCAAAGTTGAAGGTTATCAAAACTATGACAAATCAGAATTTGATAAGCCAAGTCCATTGTCTAAAGATGACGATGACTTAGAGCGTATTTGGAAGTCTGAATATAAACTTACAGAATTCTTGGATAAGACTAACTTTAAGTCTTATGACCAAATTAAAGAACGCTTGAATGTCGTTCTAGGAATTGCTGGTGCTGTTGGTGCAATTGCGAGTGGATCTCCAGTTGTTGAAAGAGTTGCACAACAAAAGGCTGCACCTGCTACGAAGACTGCTGCTGACGATGGTGATGATGAAGACTTGAGTTATTTTGAAAAGTTAGCAGAAGAAGATTGATTTTTGATTCTCCTTGACTGAGTAGTATTTTGGGTGGCAGAAATGCCACCCTTTTTTATTGCAGTTGCATTCCAAACTCTGATGATCTAAAAGATCCAAACTTTGCTATTGAATCATCATACATTCCACGATTTACAATATTTGTAACTTTAGTGCTTTGATCTACCGTATTACCAACGTTACTTAGGACATTATTATTTGTCGGAGTTGTTTCTGATGATGTTGCCTGATTTGCTTTCTCCTGTAAATCATTGTACGTTGATGCGGGTGTTTGATTTACAGGCACCGTCGGTGTTGCAGCAGGAGTAGCTGGAGGTGTTGTAGGAGTAGCTGGAGGTGTTGTAGTAGTATCTGTAACAGTATATCCCAAATCTTTGATGGCATTGATGTCAGCATCAGACACTCCAAGTTTAGTTAGTTGCGCTGGAGTAATTTTATTTCTATTAAAATAATCTATCTTTTCTTGTGCGGTATAATTTTTCCATGTTGATGGTAAAATTGGAACAACAACCGATTTAGTTGCAGTTGTTGATGTTGTTGTAGTTTTAGAAATAGGATTTGAACTTGATGTTGACTTTGGTGGCGGTGGATTAAAAGATGCTGATATAGCTTTTTCAGGTGTGCTTGCTGTACGAGTCACGCTTGCAGCTTTGTTAATTGCCGCCTCTTTTGTTTTATCTCCTTGTGCGATTTTTTTAAATCTTGTTTGAATCATGCCTATCATCTTATTTGAAGCACTCTTCGGATTCTTTGCAAAATCATCAAGAGATGTGACTTTTGTTTCACCGTTATCAAAATTCAAATAAAAACTTTTTGTATTGCCATGAAGACTTGCGCCAATTCTTTGAAAGTCTGCTTTAACTCCCGAATAACCTTCAATGCGTTTTGCTGTTGCCCATGCTAATTTGCCCATCATCTTAGCAGAATCTATCATTTCCTGCTTTGTTCCTCTACCCGATCCTAAATTACCATCCTCAGGACTCTCTGACGCCATCGATAATGAATATGACGCTCTATGATCTTCTTTCTTATTAAGTCCAAAAAGTGCTGCTGCACCTAGTATTGCCCATCCTACAGGATTAGTTGCAAGTGCTCCTAATGCAGGACCTAACGCCGCAAAACCACCACCAGAAAGACCAGTCATCAATGCTGATCCTACTCCACCAAGTGCTGATCCAAATCCTCCTATAGCGGTGCCAAGTCCGCCCAAACTACCTAAAATACCTGTAGTCGGTGCGGCATACATCGCACCAGCTGCGGGAACCGATGATCCAAACAATGCACCACCAATTGAACTTAATCCTGATGCTGCACCTGAAAGACCTAACGCTGAAGACACTCCTCCAAATCCCATGGAGTTTAAAGCCATTCCTGCTACACCTTTAACGCCCTGTCCAATCAACATTGATCCTAAAGTTTGAACTAAAGGATTTTTAGATCCTATAACTTTAGAAGAGATTTTACTTCCAAGATACATTGATCCTAGATTTGCAATACCACTACCAAAACTACCAAGCATATTCTCAAAACTAAAACCACCTCCGCCACTACTTGTTCCGCCACCACCAAATATATTACCTAAACTAAATCCACCACCGCCACCGCCCATCGGTGCACCGGTGAATAATCCAGATACCATTCCACTCAAACCTCTCATCATTCCTGAAATACCTTCAGTGAATGTGTTTGCTAATCCACTAAATCCTGATTCGTTGACTTGAGTTTGTTCCGTGATTGCTTCAACTTGTAGACCATTTGCTTCGGCTATAGCCGCTTGCTCTCTTGCATAATCTGAATTAGGATCAACTTTTATTGTTGTAGCCCTATCTCTAGCACTTGTTGTATTTCCACCATATCCAAATCCACCTGGTCCACCAGCAATTAATTGTCTACTTGAAAAGCCTGATATGATAGGCATTGGAGTGCCTGCGCCCATCATAGACGCATAAGGATTTCCCATCATTCCAAATGGCATACCAAGCATACCTTGCATTTGACCTGCCATCGCACCACGTGGTCCCATGAATCCTGTAACCATGCTGTTGACAGCAAATCTAGGATCATAAAATCTAGGATCACTTGGATCCATGCCTGGGAATAAACCTGGTGCCATTTTTTGTAAAAATGGCAAGAATGAAGCGCCGCCTGTAGGTATACCCGTCAAAGAATAAATTAACTGTTCTCTTCCAAGTTTTTTATCTTCAGCGGCTTTCTTTTTACTTTTACCTCTTGAACTAAAGTTAGATAAAATTTGTCCTAAAGCAAACGGACTATTTTGATCAAAACCAAATGCTGATCCTAGTTGATTGATTGCAACGTCGGCGTACATTCCACCAAGTTGACCAAACATTCTGCCATATTGTCCACCATATTGTTTACCGAATATTTTTGTAAAGAATGGTGTAAGTTTTTTACCAAACTGAAATTCTCTTTCAACAAGACTACCGATAGCACCAGGAATGACGCCTTCTTTGTTTATAAATTTAGAACGTGTTGCACCTTTACCAACACCAAAAAGATCACCTAAAGTTTTAGTAAATAGTTGGCGTGTTGTATTTTCTAAACCAGTTGATATTGATTTTAATTTAGTGGTAATATAACGAGTAAATGGATCCGCTTTTGCTTGTGCTGCTGCTGTAGCCTTAGCAGGTCTGCGTGTTCTATCAGCAACATTTCTTGCTTCGGTTCTTTTTCCTCTTTTATCTGAACTGACGGCAGCGGTTGCCGCAATCAATGTGTTAGTTTCAATTCGGCCTAAGGATTCTAATACGCTAGCATCACCGCCCGTTGATGTAACCGTGCCGCTAGATGATGGTGATGGTGAAATACCTAATGATCGAGATTTGGGTGAAAGATTATCATTCGCAGCATCTTGAACCGCATCAGCAATTAAACCTTCACCCATGAATGGTGATTCTGGTGTAGATCCTGGTGGTAAATTGTCCGCTTTACCACCAGCTGATGCTATTTGTTTTAATCGATAAGTTCTTTGAGATTTTTTGCCGACTGCTTTATCAGTATTGATACCTAGTTCACCGAGGGCAGCATTAGTTTGTGCTTTACTAAGTCTTCCTTGAGTCACTAAGTTTTGATTTCCTGCGGCAATATTACTCGACATTCCCATTTTAGCAGATGCCCAATTTTTTAGATCACCTACAGTTTTAAGTTTATCAAATATTGGTTTGTTTGCTTTTAAAGAATCAGGATTTATAACATTTGTTAATAGTGTGTCGTCCGATTGAGATAATGCTCTAATGGCTCCAGCTGAACCTAAAAAATGTGCTAGATATAATGTTGCATCATTTACAGGCATTCCAGCTTTTGATAAGTCTCTTGAATTTGCTTTAATTAGTGTATCAAGTGCAACTCGTTGAAGATTTACATCTGTCTTCATCAGTTGAAAATTTTTACTTACTAAACTGTTGCCTTTTTTTATTTTTTTCTCTGCATTTTCGTATTCATATAAAGGATCGCCTGGTTGGGATCTTGCAACTAATCCTTCAAAGGTACCTTTTGTAAACTGTGCTATTCCTGATGCACTGCTTGTAGATTTTCCTGAGGCATCTTTTATCTGAGTATCAACATTTCGCCCACCGCTTTCGGCTTGTATAATTTTATCAGCAATATTATCTGTAGCGGATTGTGTTGTTTGTCTTTCTTTCGCTATTGCTCTTCCGGATTGATTTCTAACAAGTCCGTTAGTATTTTTTTGTGGCATATTGTTAGGTTTACCACCCCATTGACCGCCACTATCACCAAATAGAGTACCTAATGCATTATAAATTTCATATGCAGTATATAATAAACCTATGGGACCTAAGAATCTTACACCAATTCTTCCTAAGAATCCAAGACCTCTTAACACTTTACTGCCCGCTGATGTTGCTGCTCCAGCACCTCCACCAGCACCTCCACCACCCGCAGGTGGAGTAGTTGGTGTAGCAGTTGGTTTTCTTATCATATCGCCAGCTTTTTTCAGACCGTATAGTCCTGCTGCGCCTCCAGCAACTGATCCTAAAATCTCACCTAAATTACCAGAAAAAATATTTTTAATGAAATCTAAAATGCCACCGCCGGTTGTAGTATCACCAGGCTTTCTACCTTTCCATGCACTATCATTAGCACCAATCTTTTCGATTGCTTTTAATAATTTTTCATCACGAATAATTTTTTCTTTTTCAGCTTCTTCAGCGAACGCCGCTGCTTTAGAATTGCGTATTTCAGCTTTTGCAGCTATTCTATTTTGAGCCGCAATGTTTCCGTTGATGGCTCTTAATTGTCGAACCATTTCAAGACTTATAACGTTATTCTTTCGTTGCTCTTGTGCAACTTCTTTTGTAGCGTCTTCTATTTTATTATCAGATTGTTTTTCAGCACGCTTTTGTAATTCTCTACTAAAAGACATAACACCAGTCAAAGCTGGTGTCTCTGACAAAAATGCGCCCTTAAGACTTCTACCAAATCCTTTAACGGTATCTGAAGCCCTCTCGGTAGCCATTTCACCGAGAGATTTTGCGTAGTTAGCCATTTAATTTATCCACGTTCAAATACATTATCCGGATCAAGCTGGCGAATTCTTGCTAAATTTGGTGCGCCAGTTGTTGTCGTGGTTGTTGTCGTTGAACTTGTTGTAACAGATCCATTTGAATAAGGATCATTGTATGATGGCGGCATGCTTCTAACTGGTGGAGTATAACCACCACTCATTTGAGGACCAGACATTGAAGGAGGTGTAGAACTTAATGTTGGAGTTGGTGTACCGTTAGCAGCACCTGCAATCTTTTCCTGCGTACGGCCAAATGCTGTGACACCTAAAACTGCACCCATCGCTACATGAAATAAACCACCACCTTGAAGTGTGATTGGCACCCATTGACGGAATGCATCATTTGCTGCTTGAGTTTCCCAAAATTGAACAATCGTAAACATGATAGGAAAAATAGCAAAGTCTGCTAGACAACAAATCATATACATGATTGCCATCATTGGACGCCATTTTTTTGTCATCCAATCTTCTTTATTCGCAGTCTCCGCTGGCTCTTCCTTCTTAGGCTCTTCTACTTTTGGTTCTTCTTTTTTTACTCCAAATTGAAATGCCATTATCTTCTTCCTTTTGACGTACTCTGTTGTTGAGCTATTTTTTGGTTCTCTTGTTCTATGTGTTGGCTTAGTAACAGTATGTAAATATCACGTTCAAAAGGAAACATATTTTCCAACTCTGATAAACTATATTTATGATGTTGCATGAGGTTGAAATTTGTTTTATAGTAAGAAAGCAAATTGTCATGCCCCATCAAAAGTCGAAAAAATTTGCCATACCCTCCAGTTCAGTTTCTTCTTCCATTCTACATTTATTGCATTTCCATTTAATTTTGTGTTTAAGTTTAGGCATAGTTTCAAAAAATGTAGCAAGTTTAGTAAACTGTTCTTGTGAAAGATTGTCGATAAACTCTACCAATTCAGCTTTGGATGTATCTTCTTTTTTGTAAATATTGTCCTCGTCATAGATGTAATCTATGCTATGAATAATACTTTCTGTAGCGATATCCATTTGAGTCTTATTTCCATCAAGATCAAGGTTGCTCATGTTCATTGTAGGATATTTTAACTTTACACCAATCTTTTTAATCTCATCTAAAACAATATTGTCCATGTGATTTTCATTTTTAACAACTTCTAAATCTAAAAGATTAAACTTCACTCTAACTTCACCGTCGCATTCTTCATCCTTACTATTTGTACCATTAGCATGTCTCATAATTAAATCTACAGTTTCGCTAATAGACTTTGCTCTCAATCGAACAAAAAAGTATTCTAAATCAAAAGTTGGAAGTTTTTCAACATCTACGGGCGTAATAGAACAATTTGAAATGATTTGTTTTATAGCAGATATCATATCTTTTTGTTCGCCACCTTCCAAAGCAAACAAAAGAATTTTCTGCTCTTTTACTAGAAAGGGTCTGTATTTGATTTGTTCGCCAGTGGATGGTAATGTCAACTCAAAAATAGGTGAATCAATTTTAGGTAAAGGCATTGTAAATCTCCAAAAAATTATAGTTAAGCAGCTTCAGGTATTTCCCATTCATAATATTGATATGCAAATGTTACATCAAATCTTTGATACGTATTCGTTTCTTCCCAACTTAGATTCATCGCACTCAAGCGAATCGGATAAACGTTTATTAATTTATGTTTAAAAATATCTTTTCCAACCTCATTCATTTGATAAATGGTAAGATAATTGCCTTCAGCATAGTCTTTATAAAATCGAATCAATCCAGGTTTTCCTGATGATCCGGATGATTTAGTATACACAATATTGTCCATCCATCCTTCAAAAAATTTTCTCTCAGCCATATCCTGAGCGCAAATTACAGTAACGTCTAAGTCTTCATATGTTGTTTCATACGGAAGTTTTAATGCAGGTCCAAATCCTATATCATCGACGGTCGCTAGAGTTCTTCCTGGAGCAATCGTTTTTTCGCATCTAAAAGAAAATGTTGATGGTGCAGCCGCAGCGCCGCCTGCTTGATTTGTATCAATTTCTGCTCTCCATAAGTTAGGACGAGCCAAAGCACCTACATTATTTCTAAAATCTGAAATGCTAAATGACATGCGATTATCCTACTTTCTTTCTTGAGTCTGCCCAAACTTGATCTTTATTTGCCTTTTTAAAGTTTTCTGTTGGCAAGAACAGTGCAATATCCCATTCACTAGATGATACTTGAAGAAAATTTGATCTAATATGATTTCTTAAATACTTTTTTAATGTTGGTTTAAATAATCTAAATTTTGAAACGCCTTTGAGTATATCGTATGAAATTCTAACTTTTGTCGTAGCGTCATATGTTTTATTATTTACCGTTGTGTAAAGTGCGTCCATTAATTTGGCTCTCAATATTGGTGGTAAATAGTGAAAATTAATTCCGTTAAAGCCATCTTTGTGGAACTCTACAGGAAATATAAGAGGAAACTGGTCATAATAAGGTAGTTCTTTCTTCCATTTAGGATCGTAAGCAAATCCATACATATAACCATATGTTATATTATTTACCAATCTTGTTTCATCTCTTAAAAGTGTGTCCGATGAAATTCTTCGGCTGTATAAACTTTCGGCAGCAGATCGATACCATTCCCTGGCGAACTTAGTCTTCGCAGGAATAATTCCTTGTCGTGCACCTTGCTGTAAAACTTTGTCGAATATTGCCATAGTTTTCTATTTATCTCAATTCTTTCTCGGTCATCAATTTAAATTCCCATTTCCTATCTAAACAATACTCCATTGCTGCTTTCCATTTTGCTTGATTGACTTCCCAAGTAACAGCTTCACGAAGAAATCGTGTTGTCGGCTTTCCTCTTGCTGACATCTTAATCTTAGGAGACGAAATCTGCGTATATGGTTTGACTTCAATCAGTGATTCTCTGATGTTATGATCTTTGTCACGATATTTAATGTAGAAGTCAGGAAAGTATCTGTGCCACCGTTTATCAACTGGCGACACATAGGGTATGATAATCTCTTCAGAACTCCACTGAAGGATCCATTGATTGGTATCACAATATACCATGAATTTTCTTTCCAAAAGACTTCTAAAGATGATATTGGTTGGATCACCTTTATACTTTTGATAATTTTTTGGTACAAATCGACCTTTATAAGACATAAATAAGTAAAAAATTAAGGATTAAAATGGCAACGGAAACTAATTTTAGACCAAATTCTCAAACACAAGACTTGCAATTATATAATTCAAGCGTATTAGAGTTTGGTTTTCAAGAAGCACAAAAAGATTTTTGGGGTCCAGTCATGAAATTTCAGTTTTATGACAACACCGGAAATGAAACAGATTCTTTACCCGTAATATTTATTCGTATGATTGGAACGTTTGAAACAACATTATCAAATCCATTTCAGGAACAGGAAGGCATTTTTGGCACACCATTTGATACAAACTCCGGATTTTTAGAAACATTACAAAAAGCGGGTGGAACAGGATTAGAAGCGTTGCGAAGACAGTTATTAGGTGGTGTTGGAGGTGCAGCAGGCAAATTTTTGTCAGCAGGCGCAACTGGAGTGCCTCAAGCCGAATTTCTAACTAGACAAATGATTAATAACTTTCAACAATTAATCTATAAAGGCCCTCAGTTTAGAAGATTTACTCCTAGCTTTACTTTTAGACCCACATCTTTAAATGAAGCGCAAGCAATGCGTGATATCATTACACTTTTTAGATATGCTTCATCACCATCTTTGGGTGAAAGTTCAATATCAGGATTTCAAAGCACTCTAGGATCAAGTACCTTTGATCCTGCAAATGTGGACGATGAAAAATTATCTGAAGAAGAAAGGGATGCCATTAGATTAAATGCGGAAGGTCAGATCAATGATGAAGATGTTGGAACTCTGGCAGCTGGCGCCACATTTACATTTGGATATCCTGACATGTGTAAGTTATCAATTGTAATGGCATCAAGTGGCGACACTTCGCAATCGCTAATGTTTGAAAGTAAACTATGTGTTATTGAGAATGTTCAAATTACTTATGGGTCTCAAAATAAAATGACATTTTATGAAGGAGATAATGAAAACTATTTTCCATCTGATGTTATAATGAACATATCTCTCAGAGAATCAGTGCTCCTTACAAGAAATGACGTAGCACAAGAATCTTCGATACTAACTAAAACTATATTTTAAGTTATGTCATACTTTACACTTTTCCAAAGAATTCAATATAACGTCAATGATTTTGATCAAATTACGGCAATTGATTTAACTCAATCTATTCGATTTAAAGAGTTTATAAAATCTTATAGGTATATTAGTTACACGCCATATATTGTACATGATGGTGAAAGACCGGATCAAGTTGCATATAAAGTTTATGGTAATCAATACTACGATTGGATTATTTTACTCACAAATGATGTTTACAGTATCTATGATGATTGGCCTAAGTCATCTGAAGCATTTGATAAGTACATTGCGGATAAATATGGTAGCATTGGCGCAGCACAAACATCATATAGATATTATAATATTTTTGATCATCAAATCGATCTTGCAAGTTACACAAATTTATCCACAAATGAAAGAAAGATTGAAAGTGTATATGAATACGAGCAAAGAAAAAATATAATCAAATCAAGAATAAAGTTATTAAATCCTGCCGTCATACCTGCATTAGATACTGCACTCAAATCATCATTGGAAAATCCAATCGTTTAAAATGGCAATCGGAAAATCAAAACCTAAAATAAAATCTGACGCTCAAGTAAACACACACTTAGGCGATAAGGTTCTTGTTAGCGAATTTAATCTTAAAACAAACTATGGTGAAATTGTAACACTAAAGGGTAGATATAACAAGATAGAACTATTCGAAAATGTGTTTTCTTTTGCTGTATCCGGTATCGTTGGAATAAAAGATACAGAGGGTATGCTAGAAAAATATAGAATTACAGGTGGTGAAGAAATAGAAATTAAACTTTCCAAACCAATTACAAACGAAATACTTGTTTGGAGACAAGATTTTGTTGTTCACTCAATTTCAAAAAGCACAGTCGATAAAAACTTAAATACAACTTTTGAAATAAATTTTACAACAAAAGCATTTATACAGTCTTTAAAGAGAAGATATTACAGCACATTTAAAAATGGTATAAGTTTTAAAAAAGCTATACAAAGAATTTATTCTGACATTAGTGAGAACGAAATTTCAATTGAAGATCCGGATTTAGTTTTTAATGACCCTTTTATTAGTACAGGATTAAAACCACACGTTCTCATAGAATATTTGGCAAAAAGATCGTGCATAAAAAATAAATTTTTTGTATGCTTTGAAAGATTATTGCCGACAAAAGGTGAGAATGCGCCACATTACTTTGGAAGTTTTGAAAATTTAATTGATCAAGGCATATCTGATGCGTATACAATTGCATATCAAATCAATACTGCTGGCACAAGACAGACAGTTAAAGACTTAAAAACTTTGAAAACGCCCGAGTTTACAAGAGCAAGCACATTTAATCATTTAGATGTAATGATGACTGGATTTTATAATACAAAAATTACCACTATTGATCCATTGACAAGAGCATTTAGTTTAGAAAAAATTGGATACACAAATAAAGAAGTTGAAGGTGATTTCTATAGTCACAATTTGGTATATAAGAATACAATATTTTCTAATTACGATGACAGTAGAGATGAAGTTCCTGGAGAAAGATTAATCGTATCATCATACAATGATCCTTACGGTAAAGAAAATTGGTTATCAAATAATATAAATGGACAAATATTAAAAAATTTATTTAAAGTAGAAGTTGTCGTTGAAGGTGGAACAAATAATGTTGGTGCAGGAAGCATCGTCAACCTAAAAGTTCCATCTCATTTTGATAAGATCCAAAATCCTAAAAATTCACTATTAAAAGATGATCCCATATATTCAGGATATTACATCGTAACAGCGGCAAAACATACAATTATCGGTGACAGTTATAATAAAGAACTTCAATTAAGTAGAGGATCATCTGCGGTAAACTTTGAGAAGAACACATTTAACTTATCATTACCATCTGTAAAAGGATCTAGTTCAGGATCTTTAGTTAAAAATAAACCAGCTATAAAATCTACAACAAAAATATCAAAAGCAAAATACGCAACGACAACACCATCCGCATCCCTCGACACATTAAAAACTGATGCAATATCCACTGAAACTAAAGTAATTCATGGAACTTTAATATCAACTAAAAGAGACTCATCTGGCACTTTAGATAAAACATCAATAGCAGCATTAACAAAAATTGGTATAACACTTGTGCCCAGAACTTACAGATCAACATCTGATGCGGATTCTAATATAAGAAATTTATATAAGCAAATTTTACGAAGAAGTCCAGATAAAGTTGGATTAGATTATTGGAAAAATATATTAACGACAAAGGCAGCAACATTAGATGAAATTGCTTTAACTTTTATAAAATCTGAAGAGGCGATTTCAACTTTTGGCGTTAGGGCTGATAAACTTATAACAGATAAAGGTATGACATTAATCGCAAACTCAATTAAGAAAGGCGATTTTAAAAATGTAAAAGAAGCAATAACAGTATTATATCCTGATACGTTAAATAATCTAACATCTGAAGTGCTGATCGCAAACGAAACTTTGATTAATAATAAAATTAATCCACCAGCTAAAAAAGAGAAAGTTGTCAAAGAGTCTAATGAAATTGCGAATCAAATCTTAGTGAGAAAGAGTGCAGCATTAGCAAATATAGTTTTGCCAGTAAATTGGTTTACATTAACAGCAAGTGAAAAAATAAACTTTTACAATACAAAAAGAATTACTGAGGCACAATTACTCGCAGCTGGAGTTGATCAAGGTAGTATAGATTGGATGAAAGCAAATGGATATACACCAGGATAAGGAATAAATTAAATGAAATTCACAGAGTTTTTTCATAAAAAAGAATATAATTACTTAGAGCATCTACATGAAAAACAAATTGTCTATAATGGCGGCAAAGCATATGGTCAAGTTGTTTTCTTAGCAGGTGGTGCTGGCAGTGGTAAAGGATTTGCAATCAGCAACTTTATGGAAGGTCCTAAGTTCAAAGTCATTGACGTTGACGAATTGAAGATGGCATTCCAGAAGTTGGACTATCTGAATAAATTTACTATGAAGCAACTGCTAGACAAATATGGCAGCAAGATTAAACCACATGAAATGGAAATTGTTCAAAAACAAGTTCTAGATCGTGATTACAGCATGAAGAATCTAAATCTGAGAACACCTGAGCATGTCTTTGCACTTCATGTATTAGTCCGAGCAACTGGTGCAAAAGATAAACTCATTGATTTGATGTTGAATGGTGCTAAAGAAGGTAAACTGCCTAACATTATATTTGATACAACGTTCAAAGATATGGATGATTTGAACACCTACGTGCCAAAACTTATGCGGATGGGCTACGATCCGAAGAGTATACATATTACTTGGGTGCTCACAAACTATCAAGTAGCAATTAAAAACAATTCAGAAAGAGCACGAGTTGTTCCTGCTGACATTCTCCTTCAGACGCATCAAGGTGCAGCAAGAACAGTATTTGAGTTAGTTAAGACTGGATTACCAAAAGAAATTGATGGTGGTTTCTATGTAGTCCTAAACAACCGTGAGAACACCGTTGTATGGCTTGATCCAAAGACTGGTAAGCCTTATAAGAACATGGGCAAGTATGATAAA